CGAAGAGTTCTTTAGGCAAATCACAGGTGAGCAATTAATGCTTACCAAAAACAAGAAAGGCTTCGACGTTTATTCTTGGGAAAAGTTAAGAGATAGAAATGAGGCGTTAGATTGCCGCAACTACGCAAGAGCTGCGGCGTCGTCATATGGTCTTGATAGATTCAAAGAAGACAGATGGAAGGAGATGGAAGCGGCTCTTTATGTCATAAAAGTAGCAGTAAATAACGCTAATACGATAGAGAAAAACGGCGTGAAATTCAGAAAAGGCAAACACTTGAGGCGAAATAGATAATGGCAGCGACACAAGCTTTTCTCGACGCGCTCGAAGAGGCGTATTACTCGGGCGCTCTAACTGTAGAGTATGAAGACAAGAAGATTACATTCCCTGGCGCAAAAGATTTAGAGCGTAGACTTTTTGCATTAAGAAGGGCGCTCGGTAAAGTCAATTCAGGCACTCGATTTACTCCAAAATATAGCAAAGGCCTCTAATGGAGCTTACCCGACTAGATAAGGCTTTTAATTCGTTGATGCCAAGGTATGGCGAGAAGCGAATGAGGGCGAGAGCGAACCAAGAACGAATCGTGCTTGGCTCGAAGTTTATGCGCAAATACGACGGAGCAAGCAAAGGCGGCCGAACTTCAAACTGGCTTCGTCAAAGTACCGGCGCGAATGCTGAAGTCGGCAGTGGTCTTGTAACGCTTCGCGACTCTTGTCACGACCTTGCTCGAAATAATCCATGGGCAAAGCGAGCGGGCGAAGTAGTTGCGAATTACGTAGTCGGCGACGGAGTAAAGCCGGAATTCCAAACTTCAAACAAAAAGCAAAAGGAAGGCTATACAAAAGGCTGGAAAGCTTGGGCTGAATCGATAGAGTGCGACGCTAACGGCCAAATGAATTTCTATGGTCTTCAACGCCTGGCATGGATTGCGAAAGACGAAGGCGGCGGCGCATTACTTAGGCGGAGAAAAAGACACTTCGAAGACGGCCTTTCGATTCCTATGCAGATCCAAGTTCTTGAAGCCGACTTCATAGACTTAAACAAAAACGAAAAGATCGGTCTAAATACAATTATTCAAGGGATGGAATACACGCCGATAGGGGAATGGATTGGTTCTTGGCTTTTCGAAACTCATCCAGGCGAAGCGATATCGGTTGGCGACCGTCTTGGCAATGCCTCGAAATTTGTTCCGGCTGAAGACTTGATCTATTTGACGACCATTACTCGACCGGGACAAATTCACGGAGTGCCCGCCGGCCATACTACTGTTAATAAATTAAAAGACCTCGACGACGCCAATGATAATTATTTGTTTAGGCAAAAGATAGCGGCCTGTTATACCGCTTTTATTTATGACAGTAATCCGGAGGCGTCGTCGTCGGGTGATATTGCCGACACTTTGGAGCCTGGCACGGTCGAAAATTTACCGCCGGGAAAAGATATTCGGTTTGCTACCCCTCCTGGCGTCGAAGGTTTCTCACAATTCCACAAGGATCAACTTTACGCAATCTCGACCGGCTTCGGCATCACCTACGAGGCGCTAACCGGCGACAATTCGAACGTCAATTTTCTATCCGGAAGGATTGGGAAAATTGAAATGATGAAAAACATAACCAATAGCCAAAATCTTGTCTTGATTCCTTTGTTATGCCAAGGCGTTTTGAAGTGGTTCAAAGAAGCGGCCGACCTTACTCAATACGGCGGCGGCGGTGAGCTTACTGCCGAATGGTTGCTTCCAAGCGTTGCAGCTTTGGACCCGCAAAAAGAACTAGCGGTCGAGAAAGAGAAAGTTCGTTGCGGGGCTCCACTTTACGACTTTTTAAAGGGCATCGGTTACGACAATCCGCAAGCTGCAATCGAACGCAAGGCCGAGGAAAACAAAGAACTCGACAGACTAAACCTTATTTTAGACACTGACCCTCGCTACATGAGCGCAGCGGGAAATCCTGTAAACCTAACCGACGAAACCAAAGAGGGCTCCGACAATGCCGGAAGCAACAAAGACAAAAACGCAGACTAGGCAATTGCCGAAGCTCGACACTCGGGCCGCATTTGTTCCCGGCAGTATTAACGAAGAAGAAATGACTGCCGACTTTTGTGCCTCGACCGGGGCTCGCGGATTGCGCCAGCGTTTTTGGGATGATGACTTTTACGAAGAGTTAGAAATATCAAAAACCGCGATTCGAATGGGTCGAATAAATAACGGCGCTCCATTTTGCAAAGACCATATGTCTTACACGATTGACGGTCAAATTGGCGGGATTGTTCGAGGATGGATTGAGGGCGGCAAGTTTTTTATTCGAGTTAAATTCAGCTCAAGGGATGGTGTAAAAGGTTACTGGCAAGACGTTAAAGACGGGATTCTTAGAACCGTTAGCGTCGGTTATGTTGTTCACGAGTATCAAATCACAGACAAGCAGGGTGAGCTTGATGTTTTGCGCGCCGTTGACTGGGAGCCGCACGAAGTAAGCCTTGTTGCCATCGGCTTTGATGATGACGCAAAAGTCAGAAGCCAATCACCAATCAGTTATAACGTAAGAATTAACGATTCACTAAATCGGGCGACCGAGCCTACAACCACTGAGGAAGAAAACATGCCTGATACACAGGACACCAAGAGCCGCTCGGCTGAAGCTACGCCCGAGCAAGTAACAAAAACTGAAGTTCGCGAAGCTGCCGAGACCGCCGCTACCAATGCGGTATCAATGGAGCGGGCGCGTACTTCAGATATTTACAGCGCGGTTCGAAAAGCAAAGTTAAGCAGCGATTTCGCCGAAGAGCTTGTTCGTGAAGGTGTTGGCATCGATAAAGCCCGAGAGAAAATTATCAACAAGGTTGCCGACCAAGAAGTGAATGTTGAAACTCGAAGCCGCGTTGTCTATTCCCATGGCGACGAAGAAACAAACCTGAAAATGCGAAGCGCTGTTTCTAATGCTATCCAGCATAAGGCCGACGTCTCCGTTATATTGACCGAAGAAGGCCGTCAATTTCGCGGTATGTCAATGATGGAGCAAGCGCGATACATGCTTGAAGCGCGAGGCCATAGTTGTTACGGGATGACTCGAATGCAGCTTGCTACAAGGGCGCTAGGCTCGAAAGGGGACATGCCACATATCATGATGGATGCCTCAAATAAAACGCTTCGCGACTCCTACAATGAGGTCCCGAACACTTTCGAAGTACTTGGAAAGCGAGCAACGGCAAGCGACTTCAAGATGATTAACCGCATCTCAACAAGCGCGTTTTCCGACTTGAAGAAAGTAAACGAGCATGGCGAATTTGAGCGCGGCTCCTTATCTGATGCTATCGAAAGCTATATGCTTGTCACTTACGGCCGCGATGTTGATTTCACTCGCGAAATGCTGATGAACGATGATATGTCGGCCCTTGCTGATATTTTTGCCAAGTTCGGCGCTTCTGGCGCTCGCTTGGAAGGTGACGTTGTTTGGGGGCACATCCTAAGCAATCCAATTATGGGCGACGCGAAAGCGTTATTCCATGCCGACCATGGAAACATAATCACTGCGGCCGCCATTGGATTGACCAGTGTTGCAGCCGCTCGAAAGGCGTTCCGCAATCAAACTATGCCGAAGGGTAAAGACGGCAAGAGCCAGCCTATTGGTGCACGAATGAGGTATTTGGTTTGTGGAGCTGACAAGGAAACCGAAGCGGAGGCATTCCTTACGCCTCTTACGGCTACCAAGAACGCTGACGTTATACCGGCCGGATTGCGTAACGCTTTGACGCTTGTTGTTGAGGATCGTATTGAGGGGAATGCTCACTATGGATTCGCAGCGCCAGGTCATATCGACACTTTTGAATATTGCTACCTTGAAGGCGAAAGCGGCGTTCATATGGAAAGCGAAGTTCAATATCTTACCGGCGCTATTCGCTTAGGTTGTCGTCATGACTTCGCGGCGAAAGCTATCGACTGGCGTGGAATGACTAGAAATACCGGCCTTTAATCTTAACAACCAGTAATTAAACGGGCGCATATAGCGCCCTTTTTTACGCCTTAAGGAAATTAAATTATGCAAAACCAAGTAAATAGTGGTGATCGAACTACCTGGATAAACGGTACCGGAGCCAAAGTTCTCTCTGGAGCGGTTGTAATTGTGGGTTCACAGGCTTGTATAGCTGCCGGTGATATTGAGGATGGCGCAGAAGGCGAATTGTATTCCGACGGCGCTGTTTACATCTCCCCTAAGTTGCAGGCTGATGTTGTAACACAGGGCGAGCTTTTGACTTTCGAGATTGCAAATAGTAACTGGAGAAATTCAAGTTATACCGCGATCACTGGCGACATTGTTGGCGCTGGAGTAGCGGTTGCAGATGCCGGCGGTTCCGCTGATGACGTTCGAGTTCGAATCGGCAACGTTGGAGCAATCACAGCGTAATGGCTTGGGCTCAAATGGTAAATATGACGCGGAGCGCTTGCCAAAAAACCTTTGGTGAAATGGTCCTGTATTCATACAAGAATCAAAAAGATCTAGAAATTCGCGGGATCTTTAATGAAAGTTATGTGTCGCTCGATGCTGATGGGGCGCCGATTTCGGCGGCTCAACCAGTGGTAGAAATAAACGGCGCAGATTTGCCAGGAAAGCCCAAAGAAAACGATAACCTTTTTGTAAGTGGCCGGCGGTGGAGGGTTGACGATGTTCACCTCAAAACCGAAGGCGACTATCTTATCTTTCTGAAGAAACTATGACTCATCAACGCAAGAAAATACGAGACGAGATTAGATTTCGGCTTCGATCAACCACGTCTGCAGGTGAGAACGTTTACTTCAACCGAACGAAAGCGTTCTTTGATGACAGCGTTTATCCCGCAATAGTTATTCGAACCATCAGTGATACAGCTTCGAGAGATAGTGTTTCACCACCTACCTATAAGCGTAATCTAACTTTATCAATCGATATCTACACGACGAGAAACGAAGATATTGACGACGAGTTAGATCGCTTGGCGGAAGAAGTGGAAGGCGTGATGGCGTGGGCGAGTCACGATTTTTTAACTCCAGCTAACGAAACAGAAGAACTTGTTGAGGAGGTAATGCTTGGCAGTACAGATGTAGTACTTCATCGAGATGGCGATAGCAATTATGCGATTGCAAGTGTTCAGATTATTTGTGTTTATTACCAAGTGTTCACGAAAACTAATGATGAGCTGGACGATTTCGTTACAGCCGCAATCAATTACAACCAGGAAGGCAATCAGGCATCCGCCGAAACAGCTAACGACTTACTAACAGGACTAGACAATGAAGCTTAAACCTAAGGCGGGCTTTCTAGTCCGCGACCCTTTGACAAAGCTAGCGCTAAAAGCCGAGGGCGAAGAAAAAGTATTTAATTCTTTTTGGCGTCGTCGCATGAATGCAGGTGAAGTCGAAGAAGTTAAAACCAAATCTGCGGAGGAAAAATAATGCCTATTGGATTTAATGAAATACCTAACAACATTCGAGTACCACTCGTATATGCAGAATTTGATTCGTCGCGAGCGGTTTCGGGTTCGTCTAACCAGATGTATAAAAACCTCGTCTTTGGTCAAAAGCTGGCGGCTGGCACTGCTCCTGCTGATATACCGATTCGGGCTACTAACGCTGATAAAGTTGGGGTTCTAGCGGGTTTTGGCTCAATGCTCCACGCGATGGCAGTGGCTCACTTTGCAGCTAATGATTTTACGGAAACTATTTTTCTACCTTTAGGCGATGCTGCAGGTAATGCTGCAACGGGAACTAGAGTGTTTAGCGGAACAGCCACGGCATCCGGTGTTGTCTATCTAATGGTTGCAGCTATACCAATAACGGTGGCTGTCCAATCTGGCGATACTGCCTCAGACGTTGCGACTGCGGTAGCTGCTGCGGTGACTGCTAAAACGGGAATCCTTGTGTCAGCTTCTGCGGCTGCGGGAACCGTAACGTTCACCGCTCTTAACTCCGGTGAGTTTGGAAACGATATCGATATCCGGGTGAACTATTACGACGGCGAAGAAACCGTTGCCGGAATAACAATTTCAGGCGCAGCTATGAGCGGGGGAACCATAAACCCGTCTATAGCCAACGGCCTTGCCGCTCTTGGTGATGAGCAATATCACATTATCGTGATGCCTTATACGGACACCGCAAACATTCAGCTCATGGAGGTTGAGTTAGATTCTCGTTTCGGTCCACTTCGAATGAATGAAGGGCATTCTTTTAGTGCTAGCAAAGTAAGCCTTTCTGCATTGAGCGCTCTGGGAGATTCCCGAAACAGTAAGCATATAACTATTGTAGCAGCGTCGGGTTTTCCGAATACAAGTGCGGAGGTGGCGGCGTCAGCTGCAGCAATCGTATCAAAGCACGGACAAAATGATCCGGCGCGACCATTTCAAACTTTAGCGTTACCGGGAATTCTAGCCCCTGTTCAAGTGGATAGATTTACGATAGCAGAGAATAATATTCTTCTACACGACGGAATATCTACTACATATGCGGATGCAGGCGGCGTTGTTAGGCTTCAGCGATTAATTACAACGTATAAAACGAATGTGAGTGGTGCTGACGACGTTTCGTATTTAGATATCAACACATTGTTAACGCTTTCTTATATTCGCTATGACTACAGTAACTCAATGCTGATCAAGTTCCCGCGTCACAAACTGGGAGGAGATAACGCGAACTTCGGGGTCGGACAAAAAGTTGTTACACCAAAAGTCATCAAGGCATTTTCTGTTTCTAAGTTTAGAGATTGGGAAGAGCAGGGTTATGTTGAAGATGTTGAGCAGTTTAAAAATGACTTGATTGTCGAGCGTAATGGTCAAGATAAAACTCGGCTTGATATTTTCCTGCCACCAAATCTAGTAAATCAATTCCGCATCGGCGGCGTTCAAATCGGATTCCTACTTTAAGGAGTAGTCATGAGTAAATCACAACGAATCGCGGGCATTTTTTACGTAAAAATTGACGGCATATTACAGAGTGCAAAAGGGAATTTTACTTATAACCTCGGCGCACCGAAGAGGTCGGCAGTTGTTGGCACTCACAAAGTGCATGGATTTAAGGAAGAAGTTCAGGTTGCATTCTTAGAGGGAGAGTTTACAGATTCTAGTGAGTTGGATTTGGAAAAGCTTGTCACTCTTGAGGGCGTAGACCCGAGTGTAGAGCTTGCGAATGGAAAGGTGTTTGTATTACGCAATGCTTGGTACGCGGGCGAGGGAACAGTAAATACAGATGAAGCGAATGTTGATGTTCGTTTTGAAGCAGACAAAGGTGAGGAGATTAGGTAATGAAAAAAACTAGTGTAACTATAAAGTTAGAATATCCGATTGAATATGGTGAAGAAACTATTTCGGAGATAGTTCTT